CTTGCCAGTTATAGAGACTTTGATTTTGTGTTCTTCGCTCATAATTCTTCCGGAACATCCTTCTCCTCCGTCCGTTCTATTGCGAAGAATGCCTGTTCCTAAATCTTTTCTGCCATACCATCTAATAAATCGACGTTCTAATGCGAATGCCCCAATCTCTGAAAGATTTGTTTCTAGAAAAACTATTTTAGATTTGTCTTTGGGAATAGAAACAGAATGTTTTTCGTACATTCTTCTTGATTTCCCTTTACCTATGTAGTAAGGTGTGTTGTCAGATTTTCTGATATATGCATAGACGTAATAAGTATTCATGGCTGGACTCCTTGTACGAGGACTAGAGTGGTTGGATACTGGTAATATCGTGAACCACAATATACTTATATAAATTTTAATGTGAGGATTAACAATGACTAACTACGAAAAAGTAAAAGAGTTTCATACGGTGTTTGGTCAAGATGCTCCAGATACTCCAGGGTTTCCTGCAAAAGACGTTATTAAACTTCGCATAGAACTGATTCGTGAAGAGTTTCAAGAGCTAAAGGATGCTATCAAGGATAAGGATCTTGTAGAAGTTGCCGATGCTCTGACTGACATTCTATATGTCACATATGGTGCTGGTATTGCTTTTGGCATCGATCTGGATGCTTGTCTAGCAGAAGTGCATCGTAGCAACATGACAAAGCTTGGTAAAGATGGTAAGCCTGTTCATCGCGAAGATGGCAAGATCATCAAAGGACCTCATTACGAAAAGCCAAATCTTAAGCCAATCCTAGGAGTAAACTGATGGCTATTCTACCTCTTGTAGATAAGAACGATCTTATTCTCAAAACAGAACTTGAATATTTTGATTTCAGCAATCCACCTACTGATCCTATTCAGTTGGCTCGTGATCTAGCTGAGACTATGATTGAGAACAAAGGCTTGGGGCTTGCTGCGAATCAGGTCGGTCTGCCCTATCGTGCATTTGTCATCAATGGCGAACAGATTCTTGCATGTTTCAACCCAAAAATCGTTGACTCTTCCGCCGATCAAGTGTATATGTTAGAAGGCTGCTTAAGTCATCCTGGGCTATCTGTAAAGATCAAACGTCCAGCTGTGATCAAAGTTCGCTTTACTGTGCCTAATGGTGAGACTAGAACAGAAAAGTTTGAAGGGCTAACGGCTCGTGTATTTCAACATGAACTAGATCATCTAAACGGCATTGTCCATATCAATCGTGCTAGTGTGATTCATAAAGAACAAGCTTTCAAGCAAATGAAAGCGTTCAACAGAATCAATAAGAAGCTAGCCATCGCATAATACGGAGTACATTATGGAAGACAATAAGTCTGTAGTTGATGAGTCTACTGAGTACGAAAGTCTGATTGACTCAAAAGATATCTCTTACGGTGTGTCTACTCTAGATGCATTCTTATCTGAAGATGAAACTTTGGAACAAGATGATGTGAAGTGGAAGAAGCATTGGGTAGGAATGCCTGAGTTTAAGCAAGAGACTAATCCACCATACAAGCAGATTTATGTAAGCTTCCGTAACAAGGAAGACTATGAAGAGTTTGCCAAGTTGATCGATCAGCATCTTACTATCAAAACAAAAAGTATCTGGCATCCAAAGCTAGATCGCGATGCAAACGCGCTTCGTCGATGGATTGAAACTGATGACTAATCCAAAATATCCTGTTTATATCATTAGTAAAGGTCGGCATGAATCAATGCTGACCTCTCGCTCATTGGCACGAATGAAAGTGCCACATTACATTGCGATTGAACCACAAGACGAAGCGCTATACGAACAAGCACTAGACAACTTTGGTATTCGCGAATATGTAACTCTGCTTGTTGCACCTTTCAGTAATCATGGTGACGGACCAGGGCGTGCTAGAAACTGGTGCTGGGATCATTCTATCTCTATTGGTGCAACTAGCCACTGGGTAATGGATGACAACATTACAGACTTCTATCGCCTTCATGAAAACAGCCGCATTCGTGTTGAATCTGGTGTAATCTTCAAAGCTGCTGAAGACTTTGTTGATCGGTATGAAAATGTTCCTATCTCTGGTTTTCAATATCGTTTCTTTATTGCTCCTAATCAGAAGTATCCACCGTTTGTTACAAACACTCGTATCTACTCCACGTTGCTTATCCGAAATGATTGTAAGCATCGCTGGCGTGGTCGTTACAACGAAGATACTGATATCTGCCTTCGTGTATTGAAAGATGGTGATTGCACCATTCAGTTCAATGCCTTTCTTCAAGGCAAAGCTGCAACACAGACTGTCAAAGGTGGTAACACTGCTGAGTTTTATCATGCTGAAGGCACACAAGACAAGGCTCAATGGAGAGATGGCCAGCTTAATCCAGAGGGAACAATCAACAAGTCACAAATGCTCGTAGACATGCATCCAGACGTGGCCCGCATGGTATTTCGCTACGGTAGATGGCATCATTACGTTGACTATGGTCCATTCAAGAAGAATCAACTAAAACTTAAGTCAGATGTTGATCTAAAGTCTATGCCTAAAGTCAACAACTATGGTATGAAACTAGTTCGTTTGAAGAAAGAAGATATATAATGCATAAGTGGACTCGGCGTCATTTGGATACGGCTAAGAATATCTCAACTTGGTCAAAAGATCAATCTAAACAGATTGGTGTTGTTGCTATTGGAAAAAACAACAATGTTCTAGCCACAGGCTATAATGGATTTCCAAGAGGCATCAAAGATGATCATCGTTTGAACGATCGTGAGACGAAGTATAAGTATGTCGTTCACGGAGAAATGAACTGCATCTATAATGCTTGCTTGAATGGCATTTCTCTTGACGGAGCCAAACTATACGTGTATGGTTTACCTGTATGCTCTGAATGTTGCAAAGGTATCATTCAAGTTGGCATCAGAACTGTTATTGCAGAAGTTCCTAAGAATCTGCCTGAATACTGGAAAGAATCCACAAAACTCGCTAAAGACATTCTTGAAGAAGCGGGTGTGATTTATCTGCAATATGAAATGGAAGGTGAAGAATGAGTGAAAGTGATGGATTAAATCCAGTTGGTCTTGGAATAGAAACTTGGGAGGACTTTGTAAGACGGCAGGTAGCAGACAGCCCGTATAAACGCCCAATCGACACATATTTGGCAGATGAACTTAATCGTAAAGAAATGGAAAAACACCATAATCAATATACTGAAGAAACTAATGAAGAGTTTTTTCGTAGAATACAACCATCAAAAATCGATTATAAATACAATGAAGACAAAGCGCTTCAAGAAATCGCCGATTATATCGATAAGACATACGGTGAGCATTACTCCCAGAACAAGTATCAAGCTACAGAGTTCATCATTGATGGCGGTCACGGAACAGGTTTCTGTATCGGCAATGTGTTGAAGTATGCACAACGATACGGCAACAAAGGAGGATCACAAGATTGGCGTAAAGATTTGATGAAAGTGATCCATTACGCTATTATACAACTACATGTACATGATCTAGAATATGGAGAAAATCACTAGTCTAGTCTTTATATAAGTAATAGTGTAGGTCGCGGAGACTCCCCAGAATCCCACCTACTCTATTGCTAATATGGAGCAACAGCATGATTACATATACGCCCTATACATATCTAATAGGATGGTCTAAACAAGACAGATGGTACTATGGTGTTCGCTACGCCAGAGGATGTCATCCAAATGAACTTTGGATTAAATATTTTACTTCTTCTAAGCATGTGAAGAAGTTTAGAATAGAACACGGCGAACCCGATGTTATTCAGATCAGAAAAATCTTCGATTCAAAAGAATCTGCTGGCATATGGGAACACCGTGTCATAAGAAGAATGAATATGGTGAAATCCAATAGATGGCTAAACAAATCTGACACTAAAATACATGACAGAACTGGATGTAATCATAGTGTTGAAACAAAAGAAAAACTGTCTATCAAAAGAAGACAGAGAGAATCTAGTGGAATGCTTGGACACAAGCACTCAGATGAAACTAAAAGACAATATAGTTTAGTTAGAAGTTCTGCTATGCGGAATAAAACTAAACAAGAACGTAATGATATGCTTAATGCGGCAAGATCAAAGGTTCAAGAGATGATTATTCCAGGCAAAGGATTACCTTGGCAGGATAAAGTGAATAAGAACCCAGATAAGATTCGAAAGTCTACTCTTTCAAATACTGGAAAGAAAAGGACTCCAGAACAAAAACAAAGAATGAGTGAAGCAAGAAAGCTTTATTTAATGAAAAGGAAAGAAATAATGACAACTGAAATGGAGAATAAATAATGGACGTCCGTGTACCTATTGAAGAACTACGTAAGAGGAAGCTTTTTGTAAGTACTCCAATGTATGGTGGTGCATGTGCAGGCATGTTCTGTCGTTCGACTAATGATCTATCAGCACTAGCCGTACATTATGGTGTTGAAGTCAAGTACTACTATCTGTTCAACGAATCACTTATCACTCGCGCTCGTAACTACTGCGTTGATGAGTTCCTTCGGTCAGACTGCACACACTTGATGTTCATCGACTCAGATATCGGCTTCAACTCGAATGATGTTATGACTATGCTTGCTCTAATGAGTGACGAGTCAGAGTATGACATCCTTTGTGGTCCATATCCTAAGAAGTGTATCTCATGGGAAAAGATCAAGATGGCTGTTGATAAAGGCTTTGCAGATCAAGATCCAGGCATTCTAGAAAAGTTTGTTGGTGATTATGTTTTCAATCCTGCGAACGGCAAGAACGAAATCAAGATTGCTGAACCAGCCGAAGTTCTAGAATCTGGCACTGGCTTCATGATGATCAAGCGATCAGCGCTACAGAAGATGACAGAAGCATATCCACATCTAATGTATCGCCCAGACCACGTTCGTACCGCAGCGTTCGATGGCTCACGCGAAATCCCTTGCTTGTTTGATGCTCTCATTGATAACAAGCACGCCCGTATTGGCGAAGAAATCCGTGAGTACTATAAGAAGAATCCTAAGGCTACACAGGAACAAGTCATTGCGTTCGTTGATGATACTAAGCATTCTGCTTTCGGTCATGAATACTCAAATCGTTACTTGTCAGAAGATTATATGTTCTGTCAGTGGGCTCGTCATGCTGGTCTAAAGGTATGGCTTGCTCCTTGGATCCAACTACAGCATGTTGGTTCATACGTGTTTGGTGGTTCACTCGCTGATCTAGCAGCCGTTGGTGCTGCTGCTACTGCTGACCCATCAAAGTTGGGCAAAAAGTCTTGATTTAATCCCTGCTGTTTGTTATAACGGTGTTTCCAGAGTGATCTTTGGAAACACCACATTGAAAAGGATGATACTATGAAGCTAAGTGAAAATACCCTTACTATCCTCAAGAACTTTTCGTCAATCAATCATGGTATTCTGTTTCGCTCGGGTAACATGATTCGCACTATCTCACCACAAAAGACTGTGATGGCGAGTGCAGAAGTTCAAGAGACGTTCGACCGCGACTTTGCAATCTATGATCTATCAAAGTTTCTCGGCGCCCTAATGCTGTTCGATCAGCCAGAAATCCACTTTGGCGAAACACAGGCTACTATTGCCTCAGATAAGCGTAAGCTAGTATACACCTACGCTGATCCATCAACGTTTGTGACTTCGCCTGCAAAGGATCTAAACTTTCCTGCTGCTGAAATCAATCTCAACATCACACAGGAAGACCTTACTAAGGTTCAAAAGGCTGCTGGTGTTCTTGGTCTTCCAGAAACAATCATTTCTGGTGACGGCGAAAACATCTATCTATCGGCTGATGATAGCAGAAATCCAACCAACGACAAGTATAGCATTATCGTAGGTACTACTGATCTTGTATTCAAGGCTATCTTTAAGAACGAAAACATCAAGCTTCTACCTAATGACTATGACGTTTCAATCTCTAAGGCAGGTATCTCAAAGTTTACTGCTCCTAGCATCACATACTTCATTGCGACAGAGAAAGATTCGACCTTCAACTGACATTGATACTATGTTTTAACTGATGTTACATTGAAAGGTTTATATTATGCTGACTGATTATTTGTGGTGCGAAAAGTATCGCCCAAAGTCGATTGAAGATTGTATTCTTCCTGCTGATCTAAAGACAACATTCCAACAGTTTGTTGATCAAAAGAACATTCCAAATCTACTGCTCACAGGTGGTCCTGGTGTAGGCAAGACCACCGTTGCTCGTGCGATGCTAGAGCAACTAGACTGTGATTATATCATCATCAATGGTTCATTGAATGCTGGTATTGATGTCCTGCGAAATGAAATCACTGGCTTTGCATCGTCTGTTTCGTTCAAGGGTGGTCGTAAATACGTCATCATTGACGAAGCAGACTATCTGTCCGCTGACAAAGTGCAGCCAGCGTTTCGTAACTTCATGGAAGAGTTTAGCCGTAACTGTGGTTTCATTCTGACATGTAACTTTAAGAATCGGCTTATCGCGCCTCTACATTCTCGGTGTTCTGTTGTCGAGTTCAACATCGCCAAGAAAGATAAGCCTGTTCTTGCGGTTCAGTTTATGAAACGTATCTCTGGCATTCTAGATGCAGAGGGTGTTACGTATGAAAAGCCTGTAATCGCTGAGTTGATCAATCGTCACTTCCCAGATTGGAGGAGAGTTCTAAATGAGCTTCAAAGGCATTCCGCGACAGGCAATATCGACAAGAGTATTCTTGGTGGTGATTCTAGTGGTAACTATGCTCCACTACTTGTCGCACTAAAAGAAAAGAACTTTAGCGCTGCTCGTAGATGGGTAGGTGAAAATCAGGACATTGATAGTTCGACTTTGTTTCGTGATCTGTATGACAACATTTCGGATATCGTCAAAGACAATTCTGTTGGTCAGTTGATTCTACATCTAGCCGAGTTTCAGTATAAGGCAGCATTTGTCGCCGATCAGGAAATCAACACCGCCGCGTTCGTACTATCGATCATGGCAGATTGCGATTTCAAATGACCAGTGTATTCGATGTAATGAATCTTGCCAGTGATGTTGTAGAAGTAGAAGAAGAGGACTTTAGAACTAAAACGATCTACAGCCCATTTGACTTCATTGACAGCATCAATACACATAAGAACCTATTCAACGGACCACACGATCCAGCGCAAGTGGAGAAAGAGTACAATCCTTGGATTGTCAATCGCGGGCTATCTTTGTTTCAAGATACCGCAACATTAGCAAACATTGTTAATCAATACTATCACCTTGACAAGAAACTTCAATACGATTTTTTACTAAATACTGTTAGACCAAAGTTTCGGAAGTCGAAATGGCCTAAGAAAGAAAAGGATGCCGATTTAGACATTATCAAAGAAGCATTCGGTTACTCAGATCGAAAGGCTGAAGTTGCTTTGTCTATATTGTCATCCGAACAGGTAAAAACGATAAAGAAAAGATTAAGTAAGGGTGGCACAAATGAAACTGACAGTAGAGGCTCTAGTAGAGGTAACCCTAAAAGAGCCAGACGATTTCTTAAAGATTAAAGAAACGTTGACTCGTATTGGGATCGCTTCACGCAAGGACAAGATCCTGTATCAGTCCTGTCATATTCTGCATAAACAGAAGAAATACTATATTGTTCACTTTAAAGAGTTGTTCGCTCTTGATGGCAAACCAACTGATTTCTCGGATACAGATGAAGGTCGTAGAAACACAATCATCAATCTTTTGTCAGAGTGGGGTTTACTCACTATTGTTGAACCAAAGAAAACAGAAGAACCAATCACTCCACTAAATCAAATCAAGATTTTGTCATACAAAGAAAAGCATGATTGGAATATGGTTGCGAAATACAACATAGGACGGTCCTAAGGACGTAAATGAACTATATGAATGTGGCTCCAAAGGACTTCAACTTATAGACTGAGATGCCCGTTGACCTGGACGCACTTTTCATACTGTAATATCTAACTCCCGCATACAACACCTCCCTAGAGTTAGATAATCCTAGTTTAGACACTCTTTCTAGTTGACTAGAAGTAAAGGTTCTCTTGAGATTAGATCGACCAGTGTGCCATTCTTTAGGAATATGATCATACTGGTCGATTCTTTTGTTCTCATTACCATTAGTGATCCATATCTTCTTACACATCGCCGTTGATCTTTTGTTGTTTGCGATGGGAGTATGTGATGCTGCTAACATATATCTGTCGTTTATTACGGATCTATTGTCTGTCTTGTTCAGCCATGTGTCTTTAGTAGACACATTCATTCTACGCAAAACTTTATGTTCCCAATCTAATGCTTGGATGCGATCAGAAAATGTTCTTCTAATCAAAATCACATCGGGTTCACCATTTTCTTCACGAAACATCTTGACATACTTGGATGATGTGTAGTATGATGTCCATAGATCGTTCGGATGACAACCTTTCGCAAAGCGAACACCATAGTACCATTTGTTGAGTTTAGACCAACCAATGAGATATGTATAGGGCGTATAAGTAGTCATGCTGGAATCTCCCAAGTTTCTAGAGTAGATGGGTTTCTTGGTCGTCACCGCGATCTACATTAGTATTTATATAAAGACAAACTTTCAGGATGATACATTATGCAACCATGGGAACCAGTATGGACACCTACACCGAAGCTACCACCCTTCATATGGGAGTGGGTTGTATTTGGTGATCCTAATGCAATCGTGTTAAAGTTTAGAGAAGAGAAATCCTGGTGGTTCAGAATGAAGACCAGGATTCTTCTCGGCAGTAAGTGGAAACGTTTATAAATAACTCGTCTATGCCAAATGGGTAGACATTACATCAACTCTCGCTTAAATAGGAGAACTAATATGGCTAACACTTTTTACGGCTCAAGCTTTGCTTTTACCCCAGAAATAGATAAGTTTTTTGTTGGATTTGATCCTCTAGTACAGAAACTAGCATCAGCGGCAGAGCAGACAGCAAAGCTTTCTACGAACTATCCACCATACAACATCAAAAAGATTGATGGAAACAAGTATGTCATTGAAGTGGCAGTTGCGGGGTTCGCGCGCGAAGACATTGACGTTGAACTCTCTGATGGTAAACTAACTATTAAGGGTAATGTCAAGTCGGGTGAACCTGCTGAAAAAGACTCAAAAGGCGAATGGACTTGGCCACTATTTCTACATCAAGGATTGGCAATGCGTCCATTTACGCGCCAGTTCACACTTGCTGATCATGTTGAAATCACTGGCGCAGAACTTCTAAATGGGATTCTTCGCGTTGGTTTGGAGTATGTCATTCCAGAACATAAGAAACCGAAGAAGATTGACATTCAAGACAAACATGATATCCATACAACAAAAAAATCTTCTTCTACCGCAGAATATCTGGCTGAAAGAGAAAGAAAATAAATGCTAGAAAAATACATCGTCCCTGTATCAAGAGTTGCAGGGTTTACCATTGCAGGTCTATGTTTGATCACTATGTATAATCTTCTTGCACTATAAGGAGATTGTCTATGTGGCCTTATACTGAGGACGAATGGGATTATCTAGGATAATCTATAAATAGAGAGGGGCATATTGTCCCTCTCTTTTTGTTTCAAGGACTATAGCGATGAGTTTCTACACAGATGTAATCCAAAAGAGCCCATTGTTTCATACAACAAACATGGTAAACTCTTTAGACTTGTTATTCCCAGCGTTCAAAGCCAAAGTCGAAGCACTTATGGCAGAATCTGCTGCTGCTGGTCAACCACTAAAAGTTCTAGAGACATATCGCTCAAATGAACGTCAGTTGCAGCTATTCAATCAACATGCAACCAAACTGAAGAATGTTGGTGTGCATCATTATGGGCTGGCTTGCGATATCGTAAAGCTGATCAACGGTCAACCTTCGTTTGAGGGAGACTATACGTTTCTTTGCAGACTAGCAACAAAGCACGGTCTTATCTCTGGTGCAGATTGGGGCTCTCCTAAAGCAGTACATACATTCAAGGACATGGATCATGTCCAGTTTGTTTCTGTAAAAGATCAAAACAAACTCTTCAATGGTTCATGGTACCCAGATGCCAACTATGATCCTTATCAAAATCTATAAGGAATGTCAATGCACAAGTTTGGTCACTTTCTAAGAGAAGATATCTCTCTTACGTTTCAGTATCATGATGAGTTGAATCCTCTTATCTGGGATGGTGATGAACTAAAGCAGAACATCAAAGAACGTCTTCTATTGATTGGTAGAATGTTTGCTGTGTTTGCCAATATTCCAGAAGATGCTATCAAAGACATCGTGTTCACTGGTGGCAATGCAAACTATAACTATACACCACATTCCGATCTAGACGTTCATCTACTGATCAACATTCCAAAGATTCCAGGTATCAACCGCGTGTATCTTGATGATTATCTTTATGATAAGAAACTGTTATGGGGATACAAACATCCATCGCTGACTGTCATGGGATATCCTGTTGAACTATATGCGCAGAGTTATAGAGAGAAGTTGGTGTCACCTAAAGCAAATCGTGGTGTCTACTCTCTAATGCAAGACAAGTGGCTGTTCAAGCCAAGAAAAGAGAAGCCAGGTGACTTTCACAATGACACAGGCTTTAAGAATAGACTTGAACATCTAATCAAACAGATCGAAGATGTTCTCACAAAGACTGGTGACCATAGCGAAGACATTAAGCGCCTCAAGATCAAGATCCGCAATATGAGAACTGCCGGCATCCATAAAGCAGGCGAGTTGTCAACAGAGAATCTTCTGTTCAAAGAACTTAGAAATAAAGGATTTATATCTAAACTAAACGACTATATACAACAAGCCGAAGATTCTAGTCTGTCTTTATAATTTTTGGTATCAGTTTACTGTTTACTCCACAGAAACGATCTTTATTTGCATAAAAGACATCTTTCTTGATACGAACCATTTTGTTTTCGTGTAAATCGTATGCAGTTATTCTGTCTTTTTGATTGTCTGACATTTTTTTCTTTGATTCGTCTGTGTGGATTTTTCCTAATTTTGCCTGTCTACATTTTTCCCGATGTTCGATCGATAATGTTTTACCTATACGAGATTTCAACTGTTCTTGCGTTAGTTTTCTTCCTTTTAATTTCTCAGAATGTTCTGGTCTCTTTTTTCCATACCAATAATGAAGTTCTCCCTTTTGACATTCGGACATTTTGCATCTAGTTTCTTCTGTTATATTTTTTTTACTTTTAGATATTTTTTCTTTACATTCTTTAGACCGTTTGCTTCCATAATTTGGAGATAAATTTCCCTTTTTGCCAAACATAGGATGATTGTTTCCCGATGTTTGGCCAGTTGATGCATCTTCCATTATAAGATTTGCCCAGTTTGTAGATTCAACAATGTTGTTTTCTTTTGAGAATTTAAGTGCAAATTCTGTAGCAAGCTTTTGGCAATCAAATCCAAAAATTTCGACCGTTTTAGGATGTCCTTTGTGCTTTGTTATATGTCTTAGCCACAACTTTCCAGATCCTTTATATCTAAAAGGATCTTTCTTTTCTGTTTTGCCAAAATATTTAAGACCACAATGGTTACATTGTTTAATATAAAGATAAATAGTCATGCTGGAATCTCCTAAGTTTCTAGAGTCAGTAGGATGGCACTCCGTGACTGACACTTTTATTTATAAAAACGAAGAACTTCGTAATATGGGCTACATTGATAAGCTAAACGAATATCTGATAAAAACGCAAGATCGACATTTATCTGTTTACTAATCTCTCGCTTTGGTGTAAGATGAGCCATTGAGAGATTCTAAACAGTTGAGGTGATATGGATTATTATACAAACACATTCATGCAACGCGGCAAGATGTATGTACGCGGCATTCAAAACGGCAAACAAGTAAAGCAAGTTGTCAACTATAAGCCATATCTGTTTATTCCTACAACAGAACGTACGAAGTATAAAAACATCCATGGTTCTCCTGTGGGTAAGATCGACTTCGATTCGGTTGATGATGCAAAAGAGTTTCAGAAAAAATATGAAAACATCGATGGAATGCCAATCTATGGCATGACTCATTTCATCTATCCATTCATGTATGACACATTTCCAGGTGAAATCAAGTACGATCCTTCTGCAATCTCTGTTGTCAGTCTTGATATCGAAACTGTGGTTGGCGATGTAGATATTGCTACTGCCATTCAAACAACTCCAAATGAAGTGACTGCTATTACCATTTCGCGCAATGGTAAGAAAGCGGTGTTTGGTTGTGGAGATTATACACCACACGAAGACAACATCATCTACTACAAATGCAAAAATGAATACCAACTGTTTCAGAAGTTTCTAGATATCTGGAACTCCTATGATTATAGCCCAGATGTGCTGACTGGTTGGAACGTAGAGTTTTTTGACGTTCCCTATCTTGTTGGTCGCATTCGGATGGTTCTAGGAGAAGATGCTGCGAAGCGTCTTAGCCCATGGCAAATGCTTCGCGAGTATGATGTTGAAATCAAGGGACGTAAGATGACATCATACTACATGATGGGCATCACTGTACTTGACTGGATGGCACTTTACAAGAAGTTTACATACACATCACAGGAATCCTATCGTTTGGATCATATTGCCAAGATCGAACTTGGTGATCAGAAGCTAGACTATAAATCACAAGGTTACACAAGTCTACAAGATTTGTATGAAAGAAACTTTCAGCTTTACGTTGAATACAACATCCATGACGTTCATATCGTTGATCGGCTAGAAGATAAGATGAAACTGATTGAACTGGTGTTTGCTATTGCTTATGACGCAAAGGTAAACTATCAGGATACACTAGCATCTGTGCGCCAGTGGGACGTAATCATCCACAACTATCTGATGCAACGAAATATCGTTGTAGACAATCAGAAGAAATCTGGTCGTAGTGATGATAGTCTTGTTGGTGGTTATGTTAAAGATCCAAAAACAGGTATGCATCGTTGGATGGTTTCATTCGACCTTAACTCTCTGTACCCACATTTGATTCAACAATACAACATCTCACCCGAGACGTTTGTTGAAAAGATGTGGGACTTCTTAAGCATCGATCAACTGTTGAGAGTTAGAGACACTGGGTTGCAAGGCTCTGAATACTCTTATGCAGCCAATGGTTGTGTATATCGCAAAGACAAGCAGGGCTTTCTTGGTGCTATCATGGCCAAGATGTATGATGATCGTGTTATCTATAAGAAGCAGATGATCAAAAATAAAAAACTTCTAGAACAAATTGATTCTGAATTAAAATCAAGAAATCTACTACATATGAACTAACTTCGCCTGAAGGTGAGATATTCATTACAAATATATTGACAAATTTCTGTGAACAATATAAATTGGCATTTACAACACTATGGATAAACTCTGAAACTGGTCGAATTCCAGTTAAAGGTAGAAACAAAGGTTGGAAGTGTATTAAAATTAAGGATTAAATATGGATTTAACTACATTGACAAATGAGGAGATCGCAGCGCTCCGTATGTCAACTGTTAAGGAGATCTCTCGCCTTGATAATCTTCAAATGGCGAAGAAGATTCAACTTAACAGTGCATACGGCGCGCTGGGTTAGCAACAAATACTTCCGTTGGTATGACATCAACCACGCTGAAGCTATTACTATGTCTGGCCAGCTTTCCATCCGCTGGATTGCTGATCGTATGAATGAATACTTGAACAAGCTATGTGGTACGACAGACTATGATTATATCATTGCATCAGATACAGATTCTATCTATGTGACACTAGCACCTCTGGTCGACAAGATCATGCCAGATGAAACGGACACAAAGAAGATCGTTGAAGTTCTAGATAAGTTTTGCCTTAGTAAGATTGAACCATTCATCGATAAAGCATATCTGGAACTATCTGTTCGGATGAATGCATATGCACAAAAGATGTTCATGAAGCGTGAAGCTATTGCCGATAAAGCAATCTGGACAGCAAAGAAGCGATACATCCTAAACGTCTGGAATCAAGAAGGGGTTGCATACGATTCGGCAAAGCTGAAGATGTCTGGCATTGAAGCGGTCAAATCATCAACACCACAATCTTGTCGTGATAACATTAAGAAGGCATTAAATCTTGTCATGAACGAAAGTGAAACGACACTGCAAACGTTCATCGCAGATTTCCGTAAAATGTTTACACAGTTGCCTTTTGAGGAAGTGGCATTCCCTCGTGGTGTCAGTGATCTAGACAAGTATGAAACCAAAGACATTGAAACGTATGCTTCTGGTACTCCTATTCATGTTCGTGGCAGTATTCTGTACAATCGTATGCTAGAGCGTCATGGACTAGGTAATAAATACGAGCAGATAACAAACGGTGATAAGGTGAAGTTCTGTTACATGAAAACACCTAATCCCGCTAGAACAAATGTCATCTCCTGTCCATCTGAGTTGCCATCAGAGTTTGATTTGGAGAAGTACATCGACTATCCAATGCAGTTTGATAAAGCGTTCATTGCACCACTACAGGGCATTCTGGATGTGATTGGTTGGAAGTCAGAGAAGATCGCAACACTAGAGGACTTTTTCAGCTAATGGACGAAGATTTTGATTTTGGATTTACATACACCACAACCGAAGATATTGCAGCACCAATCATTGTCTCTAAGACAACAAAGAATGAGGAAACGATTGACAAGCTACTCAAAGCTATCACACCACTACTAGACAATCTAGCCAAGGATGCAGACAAAGATGTCATCCATTGGCCAAATCGTGCTGCAAAGATTGAAGAGTTTCGCAAGAAACTATACAAAATCGCTGGAAAAACATTGACTAAGAAGTGATTTTGTGATACAGTGAATACTGGTTTAAACCAAGGAGAAAACCAAGGAGATTATATGAGCATTCTAGACAAACTACGTAAAGCAAGCACAATCAAGGAAGCAGATGTGCTATCGGATTCCAAGTTCTTTAATAAGAAGGACATGATTCAGACTTCCATTCCCATGCTCAATGTTGCACTATCAGGTAGTCTAGACGGTGGTATTACACCAGGTCTAACTCTCTGGTGTGGTCCATCAAAGCACTTCAAGTCATTCTTCTGTCTTCTAGAAGTCAAAGCGTACCTTGACAAATATCCTGAAGCTATCTGTCTCTTTTACGACTCGGAGTTTGGTGCTGGTAAGAAGTATTTTGAAACCATTGGCATTGATACTACTCGTGTTATTCATAGTCCAATCACCGACGTTGAACAGTTCAAGTTTGATGTTATGCAGCAACTTGAAGTGATTTCTCGTGGCGACAAGGTAATCATCTTTGTTGACTCTGTTGGTAACTTGGCTTCTAAGAAAGAAGTTGATGATGCCAAGGATGGCAAGTCTGTTTCAGATATGTCACGGGCGAAGCAGATCAAGTCTGTGTTTCGTATGATTACGCCACATCTAAACATCAAAGACATTCCAATGGTCGTTGTGAATCACACATATCAGACACAAGAAATGTACTCAAAGGCCGTCGTATCTGGTGGTACTGGTATCTACTATTCTGCTGATTCAATCTTCATCATTGGTCGTCAACAAGAGAAAGATGGCACCGAAGTCACTGGTTACAACTTCATCATCAATGTTGAAAAGTCACGCCATGTTCGTGAAAAGTCCAAGATTCCTATTGAAGTTCGTTTTGAAGGTGGTATCTCAACATGGTCTGGTCTACTAGATGTTGCTCTAGATTCTGGTCAT